ATCTGTACCCCGGTAACGCCACGGCGTTTGCTGGAACGCCTGAAGATAGGCAGTTGAAGGCTATTTACGGCAAGCCCAAGAAAAGCCGCGAGTCTGACCGGCCCCGGATTAACTACTGCAAGATCAATGGGTACGAGATATTGGAAAAACGCGAGTGGGCGGGTAAGTACATCCCGGTCGTGCGGGTTGTGGGCAACGAATTTGAGGTTGACGGGCGGTTGTATGTGTCGGGCATTGTGCGAAACGCCAAGGATGCCCAGCGGATGTACAACTACTGGGTGAGCCAAGAGGCAGAGATGCTTGCACTGGCACCCAAAGCGCCGTTTATTGGGTACGGTGGGCAGTTTGAGGGTTACGAGAACCAGTGGAAGACCGCAAACACGACCAACTGGCCGTATTTGGAGGTAAATCCAGACGTTACGGACGGTGCGGGTGCTACGTTGCCACTACCACAGCGTGCCCAGCCTCCGATGGCCTCCAGCGGGCTACTACAGGCCAAGGCGGGGGCTTCTGAAGACATCAAAGCGTCCACAGGGCAGTACAACGCATCGTTGGGCATGACATCGAATGAGCGCAGCGGCAAGGCCATTCTTGCTAGGCAGCGCGAGGGCGATGTGGGGACTTACCACTTTGGTGACAACCTGGCGCGTGGTGTGCGGTACTTGACCCGTCAACTGGTGGACTTGATTCCCAAGATTTACGATACACAGCGCATCGCACGCATCATTGGTGAGGACGGCGAGACAAGCATGGTCAAGATTGATCCGATGCAACCCGAGCCCGTCAAGAAGATCATAGACCAACAGGGCATTGTGATTGACAAGATTTACAACCCCGGCGTTGGCAAGTACGATGTGGTGGCTACCACCGGGCCAGGCTACGCAACCAAGCGTCAAGAGGCGTTAGAGGCGATGGGTCAGTTGCTGCAAGGCAATCCGCAGTTGTGGCAAGTGGCGGGTGACCTGTTTGTGAAGAACATGGACTGGCCGGGCGCTCAAGAGATGGCAAAACGCTTTGCCAAGACGATTGACCCAAGGTTGATGCAAGACGGCGACAAGCCGCCTGAGTTGCAGGCCGCAGAGCAGCAGATTCAGGCGATGGGTCAGGAGATGGAGCAGATGCAACAGATGCTGCAAAATGTCAGTAGGTCGATTGAAGCGCAGGATATGCGCCGCAAAGACTACGAGGCTGAGATTAAGCAGTACCAAGCTGAAACCCAACGTATCACGGCTACGCAGGCTGGCATGAGCGAGGAACAGATTCAAGATATTGCTATGGGCGTAGTCGCAGCGGCGATGGAATCGCAAAGCATGATGAACCAGATGCCGGAGATGCGCCAAGAGCCCATGCCGATGGAAATGATGCAGCCTGAACAAGGGATGATGCCACCTGAACAAGGAATGCCGCAATGAAAGCGTGTGATTTTATAGGCGTGCTGTTCTTGGCGCGGGATGTGGCGCACAGCGTCCACCTGAACACGCGCAGCTACAGCAAGCACAAAGCGCTCAACATCTTCTATGAGCGCATTGTCGGCGCGGCTGATGACTTTGCAGAAGCCTACCAAGGTCGGTACGGTCTGATTGGCCCCATCACCTTGAACTCAGCAAAAAAGACGCCTAACATCATTGAGTTTTTGCAAAGTTCTCTCGCTGAGATTGAGGGCGCACGTTACGATTTGTGCGATAAGACTGATTCGGCGCTCCAGCAGCTTATAGATAACATTGTTGAAATCTATTTGCGTACACTCTACAAACTTCGCTTCTTGGCGTAAGGAAAAATTATGGAATTTCTCAACCCGCTGTCCGATACCAATTACCCTGCCCGGTCTGCCTCTTACACCGGCAGCGCTGGCGTAACAAGTACATGGCCTGCTGGCGCTCAAGCCGTGATGGTTTGGTCTGATCAGGCTTGTTACGTGCTGGTTGGCGAAGGCGTTACCGCCACCTCAGCAAGCACCCCGATCCCACCGTTTACACCAATTCCGTTCAAGGTGCCAACCAACGTTAGCGGCCAATGGCGCGTGAGCGCAATTCGCGTATCCACGGACGGTACGATTTACTGCAAACCGATTAACTCCCAATGAGCTTCTTTGGCATTCCTATTCGCAACGGTGTTGCCATTGGACTGGGGAGCATTATTTCGCTCCTGTCTGGTTACGCCAGCGCGACTGTGCAAGGCAACCTATTAACCGAGATCGGCGACAACCTCGTTAAAGAGGATGGCGGCTTGATTCTGCTGGAGTGACCTAAATGGCCGTATTTCTCTCCCCCGTGGGCGGCGCAGCGGCTCAATTCTTTACCAACAGCGGCGTTATCTTGTCGGGCGGCAAGCTGTACAGTTACGCTGCCGGAACGACTACTCCAAAGGCTACTTTTACAAGTTCTTCTGGAAACACCAACCACACCAATCCAATTATTTTGGACTCGGCGGGTCGTGTACCGGGCGGTGAAATTTGGCTAAGCGCATCGTCGTACAAATTTGTCTTAAATACCTCAACGGATGTACTGATAGCCACCTACGACAACATACGGGGATTGGGGGCTGCAAGCTACCAAGTAGATAACTTTACGGGTACTGGATCGCAAACTGTATTTACGTTAAGTGCCGCATCACAAGGTGAGAATTTTACGTTTGTGTACATCAATGGCGTGTACCAAAACAAGAACACCTATACCGTTTCTGGCGTTACTTTAACTTTCTCACAAGCACCCCCGCTTACTTCGCTAGTTGAAGTAATGTTTAACTGATTGGATACGTCATGGCAGACACCAAAATCTCGGCACTCCCCGCATCAACTACCCCGCTTGCTGGTACTGAGGTACTTCCTATTGTTCAGTCAAGCGCAACTAAGCAAGTCTCTGTTGCTAACTTGACTGCTGGCCGATCTTTTGATGCTTTAGGCATGGCCCTTACATCTACTGACGCCGGAGCCGCTGCCGCACCACTGCTTGACCTGTACCGCAACTCAGCAAGCCCAGCCGCCTCCGACACAATTGGAGAGATTGAGTTTAACGGCCAAGATTCGGCTGGTAACAAACAGCAATACGCTCTCATTCACGGATCAATTCTTAGCCCAACGTCAACGGCTGAAACAGGGCAAATTCATTTTGAGACTGCAACAGGCGGCGCATCTACCGAGAAGATGATTATCGGCACGACCAACCTTGTGATTAACGATATTGGGGCTGTTTATAACGTGCGGATTGAAGGCGATACAGACGCCAATCTGTTTTTCACTGACGCAACTAACAGCCGTGTAGGTATCGGCACCATTACGCCAGCAGAAAAACTAGACGTTGTAGGTAAAATTAAAGTATCCGACAACATAGTCATTGGCACATCAGGTAAAGGCATCGACTTTTCTGCAACGGCTGGCACAGGCACCAGCGAGTTGTTGGCTGACTATGAAGAAGGCACGTTTACCCCTGTCTTGACATACAGCACGCCCGGCACCGTTGCCATCACTTATGTTGCTGGATCTCAAAAAGGTTTTTACACCAAGATCGGCAATACCGTAAATGTGATGATTGATTTACGGGTTGACACTTTTTCCAAAGGCACTGCATCCGGTTTTGTGCAAGTTACCGGACTTCCGTTTACCTCAAAAGACACAGGCGGTTTTGGTCGTGCAGTTGGATCGCTCTCTTTAAATGCTGCGGCATTTACCGGAATTCCTCAAGTGGTTGTTAACTCTGCCGCGACTTTTATGACCCTGCTCCAATCTTCAAGTGGCGGAGGTCAAACGTCTATAAGTGATCCAGCAAACAGTTCTTCTTATTTCATTTCCGCAACGTATCAAGAATAAGGAACAAAAATGTCTTTGACCAAAGTTTCTTATTCGATGATCACGGGTTCAGAACTCAACATTCTGGACTATGCGGCAAACACGACTCCCGGTACTACCGATATGACTGCGGCTTTTGTTGCCGCCATTGCTGATGCTGCTGTGACTGGAAAAACAATTTTTGTTCCGGCTGGCATCTATTCATGCGGTCAGATTACTTTGTTGTCAAATATAACATTTACTGGTGAACCCGGATCAATTATTAAACGTACAGGTAATTACGGTTGGGTGACTGATAGCGGTTCTGACAACATCACGATTAATTTTCTTGAATTTGATTGCAATGCTCCTGGCACAGCAGGAAGTCACAAATATTGTCTAAGCGTTTTAAACGTTACAGTTACAAACTTAACCGTTCGTAACTGTAAATTTTATAACGGCTACGACATTGATATTAAAAATGCAGGGCCAGATGGTATTTATGTCTCCACTGTCGCATCTGGCGCTCCATCCGAAACAAGAAATAACATTTTAATTGAAAATTGCACATTTGATGGTTTTACTCGCAATGGCATTTCAATCACCAACGGAGCCAATGGTGTAAACATTAGCGGGTGCCTATTCACAAATAATGGATTGCGTGGTATTGACGTAGAAGCTGATTACGGTACATATACGTACATCATTGATTTGACAATTCAAGGCTGTCGATTTATTGACAATGGTGCTGGTTCAATTAGAGCAACAGACGTTGCTGGCGGAGCGTTGCAATTTATCAGCGCTGGCCCAATCACGTTTCACAGCAAAAATATTTCTGTATTAAATTGCTATTTTTCTACGCCCACAGCAGTTAATACACTTGGTATTTCGTATTTTCTTATTGACAGCACGGAAACTTTTTACATGGCTGGTTGCGTGTTTGATGTTCCGGTTTCTGCATCAACCCATTCTGTCACGTTTGAGTCAGGCACATATGGTTCACAATACGGTCTGATGGAAAACAATACATTTAAAGTACCAGTAACATGTTTTACTTTTGCGCTGTGCCAGTTCAACAATAATCAATTTATTGGCCCTCTGGCCTCATTCACCAGTGCGGCATTAGGTATACGAAAAACCCTTTCAAATAACCTGTTCTACCAAGCTGGATCTGGCGCAACTTCCCCAATCACTATTGGCTCTGTCGGAACCAACATCACGAACAATCGGTTCTACGATGATCGAGCCTCGCTTGTTCCGACAGATGTCATTAAGTATTCACCCGCAAACACTACGGCGCTTGCTGCACTTGATTGGACTATTGCAGGCAATACAGTTGCGTCTATCAATTCAAATTACGGGTTCTTTTTTAGCTTGACTGGTGGATCGTCCAATTACGGGGTTCAAAATATTCGGTTCCGTGGAAATGACATTTCCAATTGCGGTAGAGGGATTGAGTTTGCCTCATCTTCTTCAACCTTGCCAAATTGTTTTGACATGGATGTTACAGATAACACCTTTACGGCGCTATCAAGTATTGCAATCAACATGAATGGTGTAGGTCGATTTACTTGCAATGGCAACAGCATTAAAGACTGCGCAACAAACACAATTGCCTTAAATATAACCCAGTCTGATCGGTATGTTTGTTCAAACAATCGAATCACTGATACCAGAGCAGGAGGAGCGCGTTCAACCTACGCAATCTCGGCACAGAATACACAGGCCGGGACGCCTACCTCATTGTTATCATCAAATCTGAGTGTTAACACGCAAAGCGGATTTACAATTGCTGGCGGTGAAGGCACTTCCGTAAACAATACGGTATATTAATAAAAAAAGCCCGTACCAGTTCGGACAACTGGAACCCTTAATGCCTGACTGGATGGTCAGGTTGGAAACAAGGAAATATCATGTCTCTCGAAAAAGTTATCTCTGTTGATCTAATTGAAGTTGTAGAAAATGGCGCTGTGCAAGTCCGCACAAAAACCGCTATTCTTGAAGATGGCAAGCAAATCAGCGGATCATTCCATCGCCACGTTATTGCCCCTGGCGACGACTACAGCAGCGAGGATGCCCGTGTGAAGGCTATCTGTGTGGCAACGCATACGGCGCCCGTTATGGCGGCGTATAAAGCAACGCAAATTCCAGCATAATGCTGACAAAACGTACTGATGCGATTCATCAGGGATTCTTAGGAATCGAAAAATGTCGGAAGAGAACCTAGCGGTTGTAGAACCCGCGCTGGAACAGGTGGCAACGGCTGCACCTGAACCCGAAGTTAACGCGCCGGAAGCAGAAGCACCCAAGACCTTCTCGCAAGAGGAACTTGATGCGGCTATTGGAAAACGCCTCGCAAGAGAGCAACGAAAGTGGGAACGGGAACAAGCACAGAGGGTTGCGGAAACGCAGACCTTGAGGGCTCCGGCAGCACAGTCTGCGGATCAGTTTGAAACGCCAGAGGCTTACGCCGATGCGTTGGCCTACCAAAAGGCCGAACAACTGATTTCGCAACGGGAAGCGGCCAAGCAGCACTCGCAAGTTCTTGAGAGTTATCATGACAAGGAAGAGGAAGCACGGGCTAAGTACGATGACTTTGAACAGGTCGCGTACAACCCCAAGCTGACGATTACTGATGTGATGGCTGATACGATTCGGTCTTCGGACGTTGGACCTGAGCTAGCCTACTATCTCGGAACCAACCCCAAAGACGCAGCGCGTATCTCCCGCCTAGCCCCGCTTGTCCAGGCAAGGGAAATCGGAAGGATTGAGGCCAAGTTGGCGTCTGACCCTCCGATGAAACGTACTACATCAGCGCCAGCGCCGATTTCGCCTGTCACTGCCCGATCCACTGGATCACCGGCCTACGACACTACGGACCCACGTTCTACCCAGAACATGACGACTTCGCAGTGGATTGAAGCCGATAGGGCACGACAACGGAAAAAGTGGGAAGCGCAAACCCGCTAACTTTTAAAGGATTTTCTTCATGGCTAATTCGATTCTTACCATCGACATGATCACGCGCAAGGCGCTTGAGATTCTCGAAAACAACCTGGTGCTTACCCGCAACGTAAACCGTCAGTACGACGACAGTTTTGCTGTCAGTGGTGCCAAGATCGGTTCTACTCTGCGTATTCGCCTGCCCGACCGCGCTCTGGTCACTGACGGTGCTGCCCTGCAAGTTCAGGACGACAACGAGCAGTTCACCACGCTGACTGTCTCCACCCAAAAGCATATCGGCGTGAACTTCACCTCCGCTGAACTGACGATGCAGTTGGACGACTTCGCAGAACGTGTGCTTAAGCCACGTATTAGCCAGTTGGCGTCCAGTATTGATGCTGACGTTGCCAATGCGTACAAAACCATTGGTAACACGGTCGGCACCCCCGGCACGACTCCTTCTACCTCTCTGGTGCTGTTGCAAGCCCAGCAGAAGCTGAACGAGAACGCTGCCGTGATGACGCCCCGCTATGCAACGGTTAACCCCGCTGCAAACGCTGGTTTGGTTGAAGGCATGAAAGGTCTGTTTAATCCCACCGACACCATTAGCAAGCAGTTTAAGAACGGCATGATGGGCACTGGCGTGTTGGGCTTTGATGAAGTCAACATGTCTCAGTCGATCAAGCAGCACACCACGGGTTCGCGTGATGCTGCTGCTGCTACTACGGTGAAAACCACTGTGGCTTCTGAAGGCGCTTCTACTCTTGTTTTGAACCAAGCGTCTGTAAGCACAACCCTTAAAGCCGGTGATGTGTTTACCGTCGCAGCTTGCTTTGCTGTGAACCCGCAAACCCGTGAAACCACTGGTTCGCTGTTCCAGTTTGTGGCCTTGGCTGATGCAACCGCTGTAGCTGGCGATTGGACTGTGACTGTTGCCGCCATGTACTCCGCTGCTCACGCACTGGCTACCATGACCGCCCTGCCAGTTGCTGCTGCTGTTGTAACCTTTGTTGGAACCGCTTCTACTGCTTACGCACAGAATTTGGTTTACCACAAAGACGCTATCACGTTTGCTACCGCTGACCTTTTGATGCCCCAAGGCGTTGATATGGCTGCACGCGCTGTTCACAACGGTATCAGCCTGCGCGTTGTGCGTCAGTACGACATCAACAACGACCGTATGCCTTGCCGTATTGATGTGCTGTATGGCTTCTCTACCATTCGTCCACAGATGGCCTGCCGCATCTGGGGCTAATCAGTAACACGTTTAAAGGAAAATTATCATGGCACTCCCTAATGGCGCAGGCGGTTACCAACTCGGTGACGGCAATCTGACTGAAGCTGTACTTGGCGTTCAAACTATTCCTACTAGCCTGACTGCGGACACTACGTTGACCGCTGCTCAAGTGGCGGTTGGTCTGGTTGTTTGCGCCAAAGCCTCGGACGCTACGTTGACTGTTACGTTGCCCACCGCAACGTTGCTTGACGCGGCTATTACCAGCGCAAAAGTCGGGTCGTCTTTTGACCTGATCATTTGCAACAACAACAACTCTGGTGGATCGTCTACCGTACCTATTACCACTGGTACTGGCATTACGATCTTCGGCTCTGTCACTGTTGCACGTTTCGGTGCCCACACCTACCGTTTTGTGAAGACGGGTGACGCAGCTTATTCTGCGTTCTTGAAGTAACTTGAATGGGGGCCTCGGCCCCCGTTTTTAAAGGACTAAATTATGCCGAATACGAAAGCCGTAGGGGTCGCGTTTAGCGATCCTCAATTTGATAACATAACCGTGGTTGGTGCTTCAACCGTTGATGTGAGCGATGCATCAACTGGTAGCACTAACGCTGCCGCTCTTTCAACTTCACTTACCCTTACGGGTGTTGGAGCTGTGGGATGGGCAAGCAAATCAGACTTGGAAGCAAACGTGGCGTTGGGTGCCTACGCTAATGGCCTATATGGCTACTTGGAGTTTGGCGCAAGTGGGCGCGTAACTGGTCTGGCCTCTGGCACCGTTGGCGAAA